GAAGCGCTTCAGGTCCAGTTCTGCAGGCGTGCCTGCGCTGGTGGTCGTGCCCACTGTCTCGCCTTGCGCCACCAGCCGTGCGGTGGCCGTCAGCAGACCCGAGCGTTGCACCTGCCAGGACAGCTGATCCAGCACGCAGCCGGAATACATCGCAAAGCGCGGCACCTCGGGCATCCCAGTCTCGATCGACATCGATGGCAGCGTCCACGATCCAGACTGGAACTCATGGGTCCAGGGTGCCGCAGCGCCCGTGGTCGTGGGATCGCCGAAGGCTGCTTTCAGCCAGAACCCGAAAGCCTCGGCATCGATCGGCACCACGACATCACCATCCGCCGTTACCGCATCCTTGATCGGGGCCAGCGGGTCGCGGCCGTAGCCGAGAAGCTCCGAGTTTAGCAGCGGCTGCTCCGCACCGAGCGAGGTGCTGGCGAAGGGCATTTTGGTGAAACCACCCACAGGCGGTGTTCCATAGGTCGTCTCGAACGCAAGCGCCATCTGCGCCCGCGCCCCCTGGGCTCGTGCCATGTCAGTTTCTCCTGTATGTTCCATCTTCTGAGCCCCGAAGGGGCCGAAACTCGAAAGGGCAGATTTCAATGATGGATGAAAAGTATCCCGCCGCCGGTTCGGGCGGCCGCTCGCATCTTGGCGCAGGCTCGCGCATCACCGGCGAGCTGTTTTTTCCCGGCACTGTCGAATTACCCGGCTACGTAAAGGGGCGTGTGGAAGCTTCCTCGATCGTCATCGAGGAGGCAGGCGAAGTCGAAGGCGAAATCCATGCAGCTAGCATCGACATAAAGGGGCGTTTCAACGGCCAGGTGACGGGTGGCAAGGTCAGGTTGCATACAAGCGCGCGGGTGACCGGCGAAATCACCTATGAGAGCCTGAGCATCGAGAGCGGAGCGCAGATTGAGGGGCAGTGCAAGCTAGTTCCGTATCCCAAAGACAAGAAGCTGGTAGATCAGGCCAGCGGATCAGCCGTTGAATAGTGCAGCAACACCGGGATTACGGCCGCCTTCAAGCTGGCCGCGCCCTCAACCGGCAGATCGACCGGACGCGGTGCTTCCGCCTCGACCCAGTCGCAAAGCCCCCCCAGCGTTCGATCTGCTGTAATGACCGCCCCAATGCTGGTGGTCAGGGTATCGAAGGCGGCGTCACGGCCGGTGCCCTGCACGACCGCCTCGATCTCGGCGCGGTGCTGATAATGGTAGCGCAACGGTGACAGTGTAACCTCGGGCTCTCCTGGCTCGCCGTCGCGCAGGATCAGTAGGCCATCAACTGGGACGCGCTCGGGCAAGACCTCACCGCGCAGGGCGGTCGCGGGCAGCGCCGAAAGCCGTGCGTGCAGCGCGGTGAGAATGGTTTCGCGTGGGGTGGGCATAAGTGATAGCTACCGTGCAGGTACGGAGATGGTGTGGCTCGAGCCAAGCGCGTGGAATTCTGGGTTGCAGATCAAATGGGCTGATACTTGCTCTGCGCATATCGGCAGGGAACTTGAGACAGTTTACGACTTGTCACACAACACAGATGTTCTGGCCTCTTCCAAATTGAATACCCGCTACACGTGGCCATAAAAATCACGATGGGCAACAATGGAATAGGCATAGTCAAGCAGCGTCGACCAACTGAACACCGGCATTTCAATTTCCCTTTGGATCGCCCGCGCGAAGGGTTGGAACCCCGTGCACTCAAGCACCATTGCGCCCATAGTAGGATGTTCTGCGGCGAAATGCTTTGCAACGGCGATGAGATCCCGCTCGGCCTTGGAATAGTCCGCTGTGGGCGTTTCTGGCCGCAGGTCCTTGGTCCATAGACTGTCAAACTGAGGGCATTTTCCGCCGTCCTTTGCGCCATGAACGACGTAGTTCGACCCCAACTGCACACCAACAGAGGTCAAGTGCCGATCCTGCAAACGGTCCCCTTCGGCTACAAGAAGACCGACGACCTTTTCTGCACCGATGAGTGTCTGAGCCATTGGAACTTGCAAGAGACTCGAAGCAAAAACCGGCACATTTACAACGCGCGCGATTTCCTGCTGGAACCACGCAAAGTAGCCGCATTCCGCTGCAATGGCACGACACCCCATGCGTTCCAGCTTCCGCGCTGCTGCCAAAACCGGTTCCAGCAAGTCGTCCTTCTCGTGCCCCCGAACCAGCTTCTTGATGTCGACCCCCTCAGCAATCTCATACTGGATCGGAAACGGGTGCGCGCTCGCGTTACGCACGTCGCCCGGGAAGCCCGGATAGACATCGTCAAGGATGATAATCCCCAAGCCCATACCGTAGCAGCAGTGGTTCTTTCGGGCAGAAATTCGCTGAATGGCTGGGTCATGTGACGTCATCGGTTGTTCCTCTGATACTGCTACTGCCTTTGCTATCCATTTATGATATTCTAGAAAAATAATGTTTCGTTATGACGCGGGTAACATGCTTATAGATGGATCAAGACGTGAAGAAATCTCTGTCCGTCGCGTTCGTAGTCTGCTCGCGGTGGCCGAGTTCGGCTCTTTTTCGGTGGCCGCAAAAGTGCTTGGGCTGACCCAGCCCGCAGTTTCGCAACATGTCAAACAACTGGAAACGCAACTGAATGTGGCGTTGGTCGTGCGTGACAAGGAAGGCCTGCGGCTGTCGTCTGGCGGCGCCGCACTGCTCCCGGCCTTTCGGCGGCTTCTGACAAGCAATGGAGCCATCCTCGATCAACTCGCATCTCTTGGTCAGGGGACAGAGCAAATCCTGCGGATTGCGAGCCCTGCCTCCTTTGCAGCGCTCATTCTGGCGCCTGTTTTCAAGGAAGCGCGGCGCAAGTTTCCAAGGCATATCCTCGAAATATCCGAGATTGATAACGAAGAAAGCCTGCATCTCGTGCGTGACGGCGATATCGATTTTGCCATCTCAAGCGTTTTCATCGCATCCCCAGGACTGAAGTTTGAGGCTTTGCATCAGGATAGGGCCTGCGTCGTGATGTCGGAAGCCAATTCCCTGGCGAACAAGGTCGAACTGAGTGATCGTGAAATCCTGTCGCAGCCGATGATCCGGTTTCCATCTGGCACAACCTCACATGACTGGCTTGGCATCATCGCAGAGCAGGCAGGTGTCGAGCCAAACACTATCGCAGAAGTGCGACAACTGGTGACCGGCTTCCAGATGGTCCGTCAAAACCTTGGAGTGGCGGTGGTTCCCCAAGGAGCGGCCCAGGCATGCGACCTTTCTGGACTGGTCAATATTCCCTTGAGAGATCAGACCCTCATTAGAACACTGGGTATAGTAACCAGCGAAACTCAACACCCAACGGGGTTTCAACGTGAAATCATGGATGCGCTTCGCCCTCGCACACAGCTCCTATCTGATTAGCCCCCCGCAGAGAATGGATCACGAAGGCGCAATGTGGCTTTGCTACCATCAGTAAGGTCCAATCGAGCACCGGCACCGTTTGCATAGCAGACCTCTTAGCCGATCCGCCCCTCCACCCAGTTCGCCACGATCAGCCCCGGCACGGCCTCATGCGCTCGCTCCGCATCCCGCGCCAGATCCAGCCGCTTTGGCAGCTTGACCTGGGGGACCAGCAGGAAGATCGGCACGGTGGTCAGGCCGCGCCCTGTCTTGGAGCGCGAAACTACCGCCTGGCCCTTCGTATTCAGCCTCCCCTCCGCCACCAGCAGGCTCGGGCCCGTCCGCCGATAGACGAAGCGCAGGCGCAGCCCGCGTCGCCGCTCCCATTCACCGGGGGTAATCCGGCCGCCGCGTGTGGATTTGCCTGCAGCGGGTAGCGGGATTGCCAACCAGAACCCATCCTTCGAGCGGATCAGCGGGCCGGTGTCGTGCGCACCGATGATCACCGGGGCCTTCGACCAGACGAGTGCCGCTGCGTTCAGGCTGTTGCTGGATTTCGGAAAGGTCTGACTGCGGATCGAATTTGCCAGTCGTCGACCCAATCCAGCGCCAGTGATCTGTGCCCGCCAGTCGGATTTCAAGCCGCTTCCGGCCGCGCGCATGGCTGCGGAAACAGCCTTTTCACCGGCGGCGATTTCTGCCTGCATCAGGGCGACAAGGTCGGGATCGAACGCGATCTTCAGTTTCATGATGGCTGCAGGTCCAGTGACCAGATCAGTCGTTCGCGATCGCGCAGTGGCTCTCCCTGTATGGTGTAACTTTCCGCCCCGATCACGATCAGATCGCCGGGGCGGGGGTCTGGCAGGTCGTACACGCGCACGTCCACCATCATCGTATCACTGACAAAGCGCCCGGCCCCGAATTCGGTGATGCGGTCCGGGGCGCGGCGGATGACGCGGATCGGGCGTTCCTCGGATGTAGTGGCGGAGATCCAGAGAGCTGCAATCGCAATGGACGGGTGCGTGAATATCCTGTCTATGGCGGCTTTGAGGACGGTCATGATGATTGCCGCCGCCTGTTAGTTCGAAGTGTGCAGGCGGATTGCGATGCGCGGCCGCTTGTTCACGGGCAGGATGGAGGCCTCGGTCATCAGGTCGATCCAGCGGCCTTTCTCGTCGAGATGCTGACGGGCATAGAGCGGCAGGCCGAGGGTGTTTGCCGCCTCCAAGAGGTTCGCCGGACCGCCATAGGTGGTGAACGTGTCCATGGTGCCGAGCGGGAAGGCGATGCCTTCGCTGGCGGGGACAAGCCGTTCGGTGGCTTTGGTCGAGAGGGTGACAGTTC